TATGATATATTTAAAAATAGGAAACAAGTGGTTGTAAAAAAGGTGGCAAAAAAACCAATTAAAAAAGCAGCTCCTAAAAAGAAAAAGAAATGAGATTTATAGCAGTGATATGTTTATTGTTTGCATTAAAGGGGAAAGCTCAGTATTATATTGCTGCAGCTCCTAATGTAGCTTTTAACACACCATTGCGTGATACTAAGAACTTAATAGGTGCCACTGTTGAAATAGGAAGGTATTTTGGCAAAACAGCAATAGGGATCAATAGTGGCTGGTGGACTTTAGATAGTAAAGACTTCTACCAAGAGGTTATGGCTACATTCCCTATAAATGATAAGTTTAGTGTGACAGCAGCTGTAGGATATTTCTACCACCATAAAGACATAACAATGGAATATGACTTTAACTATGCCATACCAATTAAAAAAGATTATTCTTTTGTAATAAGTTATGGTGCTCAGAGTGCTTTTGGTGGAACTTATGCATCATATTCTATGGGTATTAATAAAGACTTTAAACTTAGATAATTATGGACTTAGAAAAGTTAAAAGGACATGTTCCTGATACAGTGATTGCACAGATCCCTGATGTACAAGCTAAATTTGAAATCAATACACCTTTAAGACTAGCTCATTTCCTGGCTCAAACAGGTCATGAGTCTGGTGGATTTAAAGCTGTTTCAGAGAACTTAAACTATGGTGCTAAAGGGTTATCCACTATATTTAAGAAGTATTTTACACCTGAGAGTGCTAAGGAATATGAACGTAAACCTGAAAAGATTGCCAATATTGTCTATGCTAATCGTATGGGTAATGGTCCTCAGGCATCTGGTGAGGGTTATAAGTTTAGAGGACGTGGATACATTCAGTTAACTGGTAAAGATAACTACAGTGCTTTTGACAAAACTGTTGAAGATGACATCCTAGCCACCCCTGATCTAGTGGCTACTAAGTATCCTTTATTATCTGCAGCTTGGTTCTTCCATAAGAATGGATTACATAAGATTGCTGATGAGGGGGCTACAGATGAGGTGGTTACTAAGGTGACTAAGCGTGTTAATGGTGGTACCATTGGCTTACCAGATAGGATTCTTCATTTTAAAGAGTATTATTCATTATTAAAATAAACCAAAATGGCAAAAGCAAAAGGAGGAGTGGCCTCTGCAAAACTCACATTTGGAAAACGTAAAGGTGGTAAAGCTGCTAAATCAAAAGGTCCAAAAGATAAACCAGTAAAGAAATATAAAGGTCAAGGTAAGTAGTATTACTACCATTATCTAAACATTTTTAAACTATTAAAATCTCTAACTAACTTGATTAGAGTTGAGTTAATTAATTTGGTTATACCAATTTATTAAACCTCATTGGTTATAGTAAAAAACAACATATCTTTGAAAATTAATTTTTTATAACATGGCAATACCAGCAAGGCCCATAGGGCAAGATCCAGTTTCACAACAATTGTGGAACATCTCAAAACAAATGGAGCAGTTGATTGGACAAGTTGGAGCTGTAGTTAAAAACACTGCAGGCTTAACTACTACAACTACCACTACCACTACTCCTTAATAAATAGAAAACCAACAAATAACTACATATGAAGGATTTAAAATTTATCTGTGCTCAGCCAGATGATACCTACTATACTTGGCAAGTACATGCCTGGTTAGAAAGTTTAAAAGAAATTGGGCACTTGGACAAAGCAATTGTGTTAATATACACTCCTAGCTTTAGAGAAAAAAGTGATAAATGGCAAAAGATAGTTGATCTGTATCCAGAAGCAGAGTTTGCTTTCTATAAAGACACAGGAGATGTAAGTAAATACTTAGGAGTTTATATTCCTGTTTTACGTCCATATGTCTTGATGAGATACTTTCAGGAACACCCTGAGATGATAAGCAAAGCAGTGTTCTACTGTGACTGTGATATTCTGTTTACAGATAAATTTGATGTAGAGAAGTATAGAGATGATGAAGTCTGCTACTTGTCTGACACAAACAGCTACATAAATGCTTCATATTTTGATAGTAAAATAAAAGATGTTCTTCCTGCTAAACTAGAAGAATACAAAACTAGAGATGTCCTAGCTGAGATTACAAGCTTAATAGGAATCAATAGAGAAATAGCAGAAGCTAACAACGAACATTCAGGAGGAGCTCAATACTTCTTAAAGAATGTAGATGCTAATTTCTGGAAGAAGGTGATGAACGACTGTATTGTTATTCGTAGCTATCTTCAACATATAAACAAAGAATTCTTTGGTAGTGAAGATAAAGGATTTCAAAGCTGGTGTGCAGATATGTGGGCTGTCTTATGGAACCTTTGGTTAAGAGACCAAGAAACTAAAAACATTCCTGAAATGGATTTCTCTTGGGCAACAGACCCAATTGAAAAGGTGGAGAAACTAGGACTCTTTCATAATGCAGGAGTAACAGCTAAAACAATGTATGGATATCCTGCGTTCTATAAAGGAATATATCATACAGGTAAAAATCCTTTTGATGATAGTCATATGTATGTAGTACATACTAGTGATGAGTCTAAGAAACATGGTACACACTACTATGTTAAAAAACTATTAGAATTAAAACAAAAATATAACCTAAACTATTAACGTAATTAAAAAACAAAATTATGGGAAGTAATCAAAACTTAAAAGCTTATGTACGCTACGATGGTAGTGGCAGAGTAGTTGCAGGTAGTCTTATCTTTAGAAGAAAGAAGCCTACAGTTGGAAGATGGCATGAAATTTCTATTACAGAATGTTGTGAGTATGTTCCAACAACAACAACAACTACAACTACTGTCCCAGGATAGTATAAAACTAATATAAAATGGCAAATCAAAGCAAATTAAAAGCTTGGGTTAGACATGATGGTACAGGTAGAGTGATTACAGGTGGTCCAATTCTACAAAGATTCAAACCTAAGGTTGGTAACTGGGTGGAGATTGATGCTAGTGAGTGTTGTAATTACGTTCCTACTACCACCACTACAACTACTGCTACCCCTACCACTACTACTACTACTACTGTTCTTTCTGGATGTTTAGAGTATAATGTTGTAGTACCTGATGGTGGAAGTGGAACACTTACTGGTGTTGATTGTGTTGGAAATCCTTTTGGACCAGTAACTCTTACAGGACCTGTTGATCAAAATTATTGTTTTGAGAGCATAAGTTCAACTGGAGATATTACTGTGACACTAGTAGGACCTTGTAACCCATAATAAAATCAATAACATGGCAAAATCATTATTCCCTGATGAGATGATGAAATCAGGAGAATTAAATTTGGAAACAATAGCTGGTAAGCTTACACATTTCCATGAGCAATTACATTTAACCCATTGGCAGACAAAGAGTTATGCTGAGCATCAAGCTCTAGGAGCATTGTACGATTATGTACAGGATTTCAAAGATGGTGTAATAGAAAAGCTTATGGGATATACAGGTAAACGTCCTGCTCCATACAAGATAGAACCTCTTACAAATTGTACAGGAGATGAGTGCGTGTCAAAGCTTTTATCTTTTGCATCCTCTTTAAAAAGCTATGCTGAAGCAAACAGCTATCACGATATTGCAAATCTAGCAGATGCGTTGTCTGGTGAAGCTGCAAAAACCAAATACTTATTAACCTTGTCTTAATGCAAATTAATAAAAAGTATTTCCCCAAGATAATGCAAGACAATGAAATGATTTATTTTGCACATCTTGAGGGGATTATTGATTCAATAGATGAGCTGTCTACATTAGAGATAGTTAAAAATCCTCGCTCATATCATTTTAGATTGGCTCCTAGCGTACCAAAATACACTGAGTCTCTTTTACAGGAGCTATTGAAGTTTCATAATATGTTTAAAATTAGACTAGAGTTATCTAAAAGTATTAAAAATTCATCTACTATTACATTTGAAATAAATTTGGAAGATTCGTAGTAAATACATATCTTCGCTATTAAACCAAAAAAAAATAAAGTTATGTCAGAAGAAATTCAAGAAGTTGGACAAGAAGCTCCAAAATTTGATCCTAATAAGAAATATACATGGGCTGGTGATGTTAGCATTGTAGTTTCTGGTGCAGAGTTTGGTGCAATCTTAAATGCTTTACGTGGTGTTACATCAACTCAAGAAGCACAAGCATTGTTCTTAGCTGCAGAAACTGCAGATAAAGTAGAAGGAATTTTAGCAAGAAATGTTGAAAACGGCATTATTGTAGAAGCTTCTGAAGCTCCTAAAGCAAGTTTATAAAATAATTATCATGGCTACTGCTAAGAAAAATTGGATACAAGGTGCTGTTAACCCTAAACATAAAGGGTTCTGCACTCCTATGACCAAAGCTACATGCACTCCTAAAAGAAAGGCATTAGCTAAAACATTCAAGGCAATGGCTAAGAAACGTAAGTAATGGCAACTATTAAAAAAGCTGGTCCTTGGAATCCTCAAAAAGCTACAGCATATGTAGGTAAGGGTGTTCTTAGAACTGGTGGCAATATAACTCCTGTTCCTAATGGTCATCTAATTAAAAAAGATGGTACAGCATTGAAGAATGGTGGTAAGGTTGTTAAAGCTGGTGGTCAAACACATAAAGTGTTTAAAAAGAAAGTTGATAAAGGTATTGGCAATAAGGGGGATATAGTTGTAGATCATACAGCTGGTCCCTCTGCTGGTAAATGGGATAAGATTAATCTCACAAAGAAATCAAGAGCTAAAACTGTTAAACAAGGTGTTGCATCTGTTAAGAAATGGCACAGAGATAATCCTAATTATAAAAGCAAAAAGAAATAGCCATGGCTACAGTTAAAAAGGTTATGAAGTCTGGTGGTAGTACTCCTGCTTGGACTCGTAAGGAAGGAAAGAATCCTGAAGGAGGATTGAATGCTAAAGGTGTAGCAAGCTATAGAGCTGCTAATCCTGGAAGTAAACTAAAGACTGCTGTTACTACTAAACCTTCTAAACTTAAAGCTGGATCTAAGGATGCTAAAAGACGTAAGTCTTTCTGTGCTAGAATGTCAGGAGTTAAAGGACCTGCAAAGAAACCTAACGGTGAACCAACAAGAAAAACGTTAGCATTAAGAAAATGGAATTGTTAAAAAAATAATATTATGGCAACGGTAAAAAAAGTAGCAAAAGCTCAAGATGGTAAAGATGTTCCTAAAGGATATGTCCGTGGTGAAATGACTAATAGACTATATAAGAAAGAAGATATGGCTAAGCATCAATCTGATATGGCTGACGCTTTAGACAGACAAGCTGGTCTTGGTAAATATGCTCCTAAAAAGAATCCTGCTATTAAAAACAATCCTCTTAAAGAAAAGGCTGTTCCTAAAAAGAAAATGAAAGAAGGTGGTATG